AATTATGTGGTCAAGTATTCTTGCACTATAATCATGCAGATGGACAGTTTGCAAAGTCTAATTTATATGATAAAAGACCTATGCTAGGAATAGTCAAATAACGTTGAACATCAACGCAATCTATTATAATCTGGAGATCTATGGCGTTACAAAAAGTACAATTTTTACCTGGGTTTAACAAACAGATTACTGAGACTCAAGCTGAAGGTCAGTGGGTAGACGGTGATAATGTTAGATTTAGATACTCAACACCAGAAAAAATAGGTGGATGGCAACAGCTAGGTGAGAATAAACTCACTGGTGCTGCTAGAGCTATGCATCATATTGTTAATAAATCAGGTAACAAATTTTCTATTATAGGAACTAACAGAATTTTATATGCATACACAGGAGGTGTGTTTTATGACATACACCCGATTCGAGCGACTACAACTTTAACAAGTGCTTTTTCAACAACTAATGGTTCAGCTGTAGTTACAATAACTTTTTCAAGCGATCATAATCTTCAAGCAAACGATATCATATTACTAGATAATTTTAGCACAATTACAAATTCAAACTATAGTGCTTCCGATTTTGATGATAATAAATTTATGGTAACTTCTGTGCCCTCCTCAACAACTATTACTATCACAATGTCTGCTACAGAAGGAGGCTCTGGTGCAACCACTTCTGGTGGTATTAGAGTTCAATCTTATTATAGTGTTGGACCTGCAGGACAGCTTCCTGGATTTGGTTGGAGTTTAGGACAATGGGGAGGTACTGTATCAGGAGAAGCACAAACAAGTTTAAATGGTGGAATTAATTCTTCAACAACAACTATTGTGTTAACTGATGCTACATTGTTTCCATCGTCAGGAACAAGTTTTATTCAAATAGGTAGTGAAGAAATTTCTTACACAGGTTTATCTGGTAATACTTTAACAGGTGTAACAAGAGGAGTTAGAAACACAACAGCTACTTCTCACTCAAATGCAGATACTGTAACCAACTCTACTGACTATGTAGCGTGGGGCGAGGCTGCATCTGGTGACTTAGTTGTAGATCCAGGTATGTGGTCTATTGATAACTTTGGTGATAAAGTTATAGCACTAATACATAATGGACAAGTATTTGAATGGGATTCAAATGCCTCTGGTGCCACATCAACAAGAGCAACGATTATAACTAATGCACCAACAGCGTCGAGAGACATGATTGTATCTACACCAGATAGACACTTAGTATTTTTTGGAACAGAAACGACAATAGGTGATCAATCTACACAAGATCAAATGTTTATAAGATTCTCAGATCAAGAAAATATTAATTCTTATACTCCAACTGCAACAAACACAGCAGGTACACAGAGACTGGCCGACGGATCTAGAATTGTAGGAGCTGTTAGAGGTAGAGATGCAATTTATGTTTGGACAGATACTGCATTATTTACGATGCGTTTTATTGGTCCTCCTTTTACTTTTGGTTTTACACAAGTAGGTACAAACTGTGGATTAATAGGACAGAACGCAGCTGTTGAAGTTGACGGTTCTGCTTATTGGTTCTCAGAAAATGGTTTCTTTAAATACGCAGGTGCTCTTCAAACATTACCATGTTTAGTTGAAGATTTTGTTTACAATGATTTAAATACAACAGCATCACAATTAATTAATGCCGGACTAAATAATTTGTTTGGTGAGATTACTTGGTTCTACTGCACAGAAAACTCTACAGTCGTAGATAGATGTGTAACTTATAATTATCAAGAGTCTTCACCAGAAAGACCAATATGGACAACTGGCACTTTAGATAGAACAACATGGCAAGACTCTTCCGTGTTCGGTAAACCACATGCAACAGACTATGATGCTGACTCAAATACATCTTATGATGTTGTTGGTAACACAGAAGGCTGCACAATATACTATGAACATGAAACAGGCACAGATCAAGTAACAGCCACAGCAGTAACAACAGTTTCTGCAAACATACAATCCGGAGACTTTGATATAAGTCAAGGTGGCGATGGTGAGTTTTTTGCAAAGATACGAAGATTTATACCAGACTTTTTATCTCAAACAGGAAATACACAAGTTACATTAAATTTAAGAAACTTTTCTAATAGTAGTCAATCAAGTTCACCTCTTGGTCCTTTTACAATTACGTCGGCTACAACTAAAGTAGATACAAGAGCCAGAGCAAGAGCGGTATCTTTAAAGATAGCAAATACAGGGTCATCACAAAATTGGAAACTTGGTGGCTTTAGATTAGATATACAACCAGACGGAAGAAGATAATGGCAAAAATTGTACAAATATTAACAAGACCTTCACAAGTGTATAGACAAGATGTTGCTGATGCACAGGTTAGAGATCTTGATGCAATAGTACAAAAATTAAACACAACATATCAACAAGAATTAAAGGATGAAGTAGACGCACAAAACTTCTTTTTAAATTAATGTCTAATAGTTTTAAAAATAAAAAAGCAGATTTAACTACAACAGATCTTACAACTTTGTACACAGTGCCGAGTGCAACAACAACAGTTGTAAAATCAATACTAGTTTCTGAAGACGCTGGATCAGGAGCTAACTTAACAGTAACGTTAGTTAACGCTAGCGGCACTATATTTAGTTTATTTAAAACTAAAGCTATAGCTTCTAATGCAACAACTGAGTTGTTAACCCAACCTCTTGTTATGGAAGAAAGTGAGATACTAAAAGTACAAGCTTCTGACGCGAATGAGCTGCACGTTATAGCTTCTATATTAGAAATACAGCCAAGAGAGGTAACAACGTAATGCAAGTATTAAAGCCAAAAGAGATTATTGAGACAATATCTAATTTAAAAACAGGTGAAGTATACAAAAATGATGAAGAATGGAAGGCAAAAGGAGTGCCAGAAGTAGATATACGAAGAGATATTAAAGTCATCATGCCAAGCCTTGATTTATTAGGTAAAACCAAGTAGATTGGAAAACACAGGATTTTATGCCTGCCTATAACAATTTAGCTAAATTATGACAATATCAAGAGGACAGATGAAAAGACAATTATACATGGGTGGTGGCATCATGGATGTCGTGCCTAGAGAACCTGCTATACTTGGTGGTATTAAAAAAGCCGTTAAAAAAGTTACTAAAGGCGTAAAAGATATTGCAAAGTCTGATGTAGGTAAAGCTGCTTTGATAGGAGCAGCTGCATTTGGTATACCGGGAACACAAATAGGTGGTCTATTTGGAAGAGCATCTTTTGGTGGACCAGCAATGGGCTTATTTGGATCTAAAGGTATTGGTGCTACATTAGCTAGTTCAGGTTTTCTACCAAAAGCAGTTAACCCTGCGATGCAAAAAGCAATTGGTAAAGAAACTGTAGGTGGTATTTTTGGTGGTGCTTTAAAAGGTAACGTAGGTAAACTAGCTACACTAGGATTAGTATCTACATTTTTAACAACTGAACTTGGTATGACAGAGGAACAAGCTGAAGAAGAATTAGCCAGAGATCCATCAACATATTTAGAACAATATTATAGAAATTTAAATCCACCAACTGCGGATACAAATTCAGAGCAGTATGAACAACAAGTTAGAGATTTTGTTATAGCTAACACATCTGAGTATGCTGTAGGTGGCAGAGTAGGTTATGCAAGTGGTACAGGTGAGTCTGGTATTATGAAAATGGCTTCAGGATTAGGAGATGAGTCTGATGCTATAGCTATACAATTATTTGGTAAACCTGTAAAAGAATTAAATCCAGATGAAATGCAAGAATTACAAGATGAAATAGATAGATTAATGAATAAATTTAGAGCTGAAGGTCCAGTGTTACCACCAGATACAACACAACCTGTAAATCCTTTTGGACCAAGACCAGGAGACTTTGGAATTGAAGAAGACATCCCAATAAAAACAGCATCTTATGGATACAACGAAGCAATGTCAGATACTTATGATTCATATCTAGAAATGAAGAAAAAAGGTCTTATACCTCCGACAATGGACTTTGATGAGTTTTTACAAGAAGTTGTACCAGAGATGAGTAAAAAACAAGATATGGATAGAACTATGGCAGCTGTAGGTGGTGAGATGGATACGGCAAGCATGAACGCTATGCAAGCAGCGGGTGTCGAGGGACTACCTGTAAGACAAAATCCAAAAGGTGTTAAAGAGCTAGATCTTAGAGAAACTGGTGGATTTATACAACCTGTTGGTATAAAAGAAAAAGAAGACGACATTCCAGCTATGTTATCTAATAATGAATTTGTTATGACAGCTGATGCAGTAAGAGGCATGGGTGGTGGTAACGTAGAACTAGGCGCACAAAGAATGTACGATCAAATGAAGATGCTAGAAGCAGGAGGAAAAGTATAATGGCAGAAGTAGTAAGAACAGCCCCAGCAGAGTTTATAGAAGCTGGTGCAAAAACATATTTAGATGATCTAACAAAAGCCATTGGTGGTTTTAAAACTACAGATCTTTCTACTATCATGGGTCCACAGTTTGTTGCTGGACCTGGTGCATTAACAACACAAGCAGAAGGTTTAGCTTCTGGTCTTGGTAGTTTTCAACCTTTCTTAAACGAAGCAGCTGCGGCACAAACAAGAGCAAAAGATTTAGTAAGTCCAACTGCTTATCAATCTTATATGTCTCCGTATCAACAAGATGTTATTGACACAACATTAACAGAGTTTGACAGACAAACACAAAGAGGCTTACCCGCATTATCTGCAAGAGCAGTTGCTGCTGGAGCATTTGG